TTGCCATTCAATAAAGATAAATGATGATGTTGATAAATATTTTTGTAAAATAGCTCAGCAAAAAAATGAACGAACAAAAGAAAAATACTAAAGCATGTGTTTACTTCCATCAAGGATGGACAGATATCATCATGTGTCTAGGTCTGATCAATTATTACAAATCAATTTATCAAGAAATATTTGTCATTATTCGTTCAGACGCTAAAATACTTGTTGATTTTTATGTTAGAGATTTAAGTGGTGTACATATTATTTACATAGATACAGATAATGGTAGATATTATGGCTTTATAGATACAAACTCAGATGGTGAATCAGTTGAATATGATGGAACCAATATTAAGGTACCTAATAATTTTGAAATAATGTTTCATGCTGAGCATGATCGATACAGAAAAGATCAATATCGTGGTTATTGGTATCAACCAGAATCAAATAAAAAACCAACGAGACATTTTTCTGAAATGTTCTATGTGTTCTATGATATCGATTTTTCAAATAGAATTGACATGTTCACTATAAATAGGGACCTTAAATTAGAAGAAGATAAATATCTAGATTTTATCAAAATAAATGGTAGTGATTATGTTATATATCATGATGATGAAACTAACCATACACATGGCGAACATCATGTCTCAACTAAAATAGATTTTGGAAATAAATTAGATGGTTGTTCTTATGTAAATATAAATAAAGCATCTAGCATGTTTTTCGATTACATCAAGATTTTACAAAATGCTAAAGAAATACACTTAGTTGATTCCATATGGGCATGCCTTTTTTATCAACTGGATGCTAAATATGGTATATTAAAAGATAAAACAGTAAACTTATACTGTAAACGAGGTCATGAAAATCTCTTTACAAACCCTGTTAGATTAGAAAATTGGAGAATAATAAAATAATGAAAGTTGCATTGTTAATTTCTGGATATCTCAGAAACTATGAAGAAAATATTGATTTCATCAAGAATGAGATCATCAACAAATATATTAATGTTGATGTATATCTACATATCACCAAGGATGAAAGATCAGAAGATAGATATTTGAATCAAATAGAAGATTCCGATATAGAACGCATTACATCAGTTTTAAAGCCTTTTTCAACCATCATTGAGAACAATACTCATTACCACGAAGATAAGCGAATAAACAACGTTATAAATCACTGGAATAAGCTTTATAAGCTTAATGATCTAAAGAAGATTAATGAAGTGGCTACAAACACAAGATATGATTTAGTAATTAGATGTCGTCCAGACCTATCAATAAAAACTGAGAATATTTTTGATATGGTTGAAGAGGGATTCATTTCTATCCCAAAAGACAGTAAAATAGATAAGGTCAGATTAACTAATCCGAATGATGGTTATGTATGTGATGCTATAGCATTTGGTAATTCTGTGATGATGGATAAGTATTTTGATTTGTATCAAGACTTAAATGAATTAATAGAAAAATATGGACCAGTCTCCGAAACAATACTCTATCAATACCTTAAATTGAATGATATTCAGTATAAATTAATTGATATTGATTACAGTTTTGTCCTATCAAAATGTAATGTATTTGCTATTTGTGGTGACTCTGGCTCTGGCAAATCAACTCTAAGTAATTTATTGAAGAACGCCTTTACTGATTCATTTAAATTAGAGTGCGATAGATATCATAAGTGGGAACGCACAAATGAAATCTGGGGTGAAATAACCCATTTAAACCCAAAGGCCAATTACATCACCAAAATGAAAGAAGACATCTTCAATCTCAAGCTTGGAAACGATATCTATCAAGTTGATTATGACCATCATACAGGTAGTTTTACTGAAAAACAATTGATAAACCCATCAAATAATTTAATTGTTTGCGGATTACATAGTTTATATGCAACTGTATATGATAATGAAATGTATGATCTTAAAATATACATGGATACTGATAGTGATTTAAAAAAGAAATGGAAAATAACACGTGATGTTAAAGAACGTGGATATTCAATAGATAAAGTTTTGGATAGTATAAAGAAACGAGAATCAGATTTTGAATCCTATATTGCACCACAAAGGGATTTAGCTGATTTAATAATACGTTTCTTCACAACAGATAAATTGGATTTTAATGATTTGGATCAAGACCCTAAACTAAGTCTAAGTTTATCAATTAGTAATAAATTTAATATTAATGATCTATTATTAATGATTAATCATGAGGATATAAAGTTCTCAACAAAAATTCAAGATAATTTCACTGAGATTACATTTATGGAATATAAAGAAAGTAATATTTTAACCACTGAAAAGGAATTTACCACAGGTACATTTTACGATTATATCCTATTTTTTATCCTGAACTTAGGCTTTACTAGTTAAAAAAAAACCTCTATATTTGCTAAAAAACTATGGGGAAACTTAGTGAAATTAGCAACGAAAACAAGTTAAATGAAATTAACCAAAATACCTATGATAAGTTCAATGAATTTATCTTTTCTGATGATCTTAAATTAACAGGAAAATTACTACATAGATTTGAATATTTTTTAAAGGTTAAGGACCTTCCAGGTGATATTGTAGAGATAGGTGTATTTAAAGGTTCTGGTATTTCAAGCTTCATGAAATTTATTGAAATTTATTGCCCAAATTCAAATAAAAAAGTGGTTGGATTTGATATCTTTGATACCATTGAGGCTAAAGAAATTTTAGAAAAAGATGGTGATATCGATAAAGATAACATGATAGTTGTTTATGATAGAGTTAATTCTAATGATCTAACATTAGAATCAGTTACAAAGCGAATTGCAGCAACTAATATCAGCCAAGACAAATTCAAATTAATAAAAGGAGATGTTCAACATAGCATCCCTAAATTCTTGGAAGAAAATTTAGGTTTTAGAATTTCTTTATTATACATTGATGTTGACCTTGACCGACCAACATATTATTCATTAAAATATCTTTGGGATAGAATACTTCCTGGTGGTGTTATCTTATTTGATGAATATGAATACCATAAATTTAGTGAAAGTGTTGGTGTTGAACGTTTCTTAAAAGAAATGGGATTGGAATATAATCTCAAATCAACTAATTGGGTAGCACCAACAGCGTTTATGTTAAAGAAAGGATTTTAACATGTCAGAATCTGATCAATTAATTAGTTTAGCTAAACAAGTCTCTAAATACTGTGTTGGTATGGAGGGAAATGTCTCAGCTAAAACGAATACTGGGTTATTAATTAAAGCCAGTGGTGCTAGATTAAATAACTTAAATACAAATGATCTTGTTGAGTTTGATTTTAAAGGCAATCAAATTTCAAATATGGATCGAAAAGGTAGTATGGAATTAAGCTTTCATATGTATCTTTTAGAATTTAATGACATAAATTTTGTCTCACATACTCACCCAACCAATACATTAAAAGTTATATGTAGTGTTAACAGTACAGTATTTGCAAATAAGAGATTTTTCCCTGACCAAGTGGTATTCAATGGTAAAAAATCATGTTTGGTTCCGTATGCAAAACCAGGTAATGATTTAACCCATGCTATAAAAATTAATGTTGAATATTTTATAGCAAAAGAAGGTTATTTTCCAAAGTTAATACTATTAGAAAATCATGGAATTATTACTTGTGGTAAAACAATAGATGAATGCATTATTAGTAGTGAAATTTGTGAAAAATCAGCAGAAATATATTCTGGTTTTGATATTGATAATTTATTTTATTTATCCGATAAGCAAGTAGATGATTTAATAAATGATGATAATGAAAAATACAGAGAAAGCTTAATAAAATGAATTTATTAAAAGTAATATATGTTGATGTTGATGAAACAATTTGTATAACACCAGAAAGTCGTAAATATGAAGATGCCAAACCAATAGTTGAAAATATAGATAAGATTAATAAACTATATGATCAAGGCCATACTATTGTTTATTGGACAGCAAGAGGTAGTAGAAAACAAATTGATTGGTATGATTTGACAAAAGCACAATTGATTTTATGGGGTGCAAAACATAATGAATTAAGAGTTGACAAACCATATTACGATTTATTTATCGATGACAAAACACTTAGAATTGAAGAACTATAAATGAAAAAAATAATATTAATACCTCCTTGTTTTACATATGGTGATTGCTTATCTGTTATCGGACTAGTATATTATTTGTCAAATCATTACGATAATGTGTTCTTTTACTTAGGTGAATCAAACCCAAAAGTATTTGAATACTATACTTATTATTTCAAGAATGATCCATCATTCAACAATCGTATTTTTTTAACTGATAATGCAAAACAATTGATTAATGAAGGTTCATATGGTGAATACCATATTTGTAATATACATACAGGTGATTGGTCAAAAGCAAATACAATGTTTTATGACTTACCGAATATAGATAAAGAATACTATTTTAACGATTTAAATCCTATTTATAATAAACTGGATGTATCAGACATTGATAAATGCTTTCCTAATAAACATCTTCCATCTACATCAGTACAAACAAACCATACTTTTTATTATGAGTTAATAGGTCTATCCAATAGTGTTAGAATGAACAGTTTTAACTATGTAAGAAATAAAGATGCTGAAATAGAATTTAAGAAAGCTATTTTAGAGAGTTTTGGGTTAACTTCTGATCAGAAATATAACATAATAAATGATCCTAAAAATCAATCAATGCTTCTTGAAAAATACATAACCAATGGGTTACCTACCATAAATATTGATTTTTTAGCTCCTTGTCCTAGTATGTTATTAACGCTATTGGAAGATGCCGAATCAATACATTTCATAGAAGGTTGTAATGTAAATTTCTTTTATCATTGCCAATATAAAGATATTTTTAAGTATGATAAAAAAATATTTTTTCATATTTGGGCTCGTAATAGAGAATGGAATGATCCTAATATGAATTTAGATTTTGCGTGGAAAATGATGGATATACCAAGACTAGAAAATTGGATGTTTTTGTTCAATGAAAATGAAGCAGAAAAATTAATATTAAAAACAATAAAAATAATATCTCACAGAGGAAATATAAATGGTCCTGTTGATCATAAGGAAAATAGACCATCTTACATTGATGCTGCATTACAATTAGGATTGGATGTTGAAGTTGATATTCGATATGTAGATGGTAAATTCATGTTAGGTCATGATATTGGTGATTATGAAGTATCCGATGTTTGGATCATGAAAAGAAAATCATTCTTATGGTTTCATTGTAAAGATTTAAATTCTGTTTATGCTTTACATAAGATCGATCCAAATATTCTTAAGTTTTGTCATTCATCTGATCCATATGTCTTGGTAAGCAATGGTATGACATGGGTACATAATCTTAAACTAAATTTAGATATTAATTGTATCATCCCTCTTTTATCAATAAAAGATATTAACGAATATAATGGTGGAGAAGTATATGGAATATGTACTGATTTTCCAATTAAATTAACAAAATAAAAATGACTAATGCATTACTCTGGGTCAACCCATCAATAACATGTTTAGGCGATAGATTATTAGATACTATGTTGTTAGCAACATATGCTAAATATCTAGATGCTGATCTATATTTTCAATGGGAGCCATGTCCATTTACTATAGGCGGTGGTGATAACCCAACATACTCATATAAAGTGGGTGTAAATAAAACATGGGACGCTGTAAGATTTGAAGACTATAAATTTGAGAATTTCACACAATACTTTAATCTTCCATCTAATATAAAAATAAATCAAATGTCTGTAACACCAACACATTTATTTGATGGCATTTTAGGTGGTTGTGTATCACCTGTATTGTTCTATAATCAATACATGCAGCATATTTGTTCTCTTGAAGACTTCAAGAAACGATTCAGAGACACAATGTCAGAATTCAGACCAACTGATAAATTATTGAATCTTGTAAAAGACCAACCAAAACCTTTTTTATCTGTTCATTTAAGAAGAACAGATAAGATAAATGTTCGTGGAGATTATAATAGTTTCATGACATATGAAGGTTTAGAACCATTAAATGAAATGACAAAAGATGCAATTAATAAATTATACGATAATAACAAAATGATTTATTTTTCATCTGATGATTTAGAAGAAAGAGAAAAATACCATTTATTATATCCAAACCATATTGAACACATTATTAATTGTTTAGATATTGAAAAGACATATATTGATTTATATATGTTATCTGTTAGTGAATACATAATACTATCACAAGTTCATTCTAATTTTTCAGTATTTGCATCATTTATTAATAATTCTAAACTGATTTACTTATATGATAAATGTATGATTACCAATCAAATCTTCAATCAATCAGATAATTTTATTTACTATAAAAATTTAACCTTATGAAATATACTGAGAAAGATTTAATAGCCTTTGAAAATGACATAGCTAGCTCATTTAATTCTGCTATGATAAAAGCTCCTGTTCATTTGTATTCTGGAAATGAAACAAAAATGATAGAAATTTTTGAAAACATAAAAATAGATGACTGGGTTTTTTGTACTTGGCGTTCCCATTATCAGTGTTTATTGAAGGGTGTTGATCCTAAATTGATAAAACAAGATATTTTAAACGGAAAATCAATAACTCTTTGTTATCCTGATTATCGAATATATTCATCAGCTATTGTTGGTGGTAGCATTCCAATAGCAACTGGAATGGCTTTAGACATAAAACGTAATGGTGGTACAAACCATGTTTGGTGTTTTGTTGGTGATATGGCATCAGAAACAGGAACATTTTTCGAAAACTGGAAATATAGTATTAATCATGATTTACCAATAACTTACATAATAGAAAACAATGGTAAATCTGTTTGTACAGATACGTTAAAAACATGGAACACAGATAAATTATTTTTTGCAAAAGAAACAGAAAAGATAATTTATTATGAATATACAAATAAATATCCTCACGCTGGTGCTGGTAAAAGAATACAATTTTAATTATGAAATACTTCGATGAACTAAAACGATCAATGAATTGGTTAGCTGAAAAACCTGATGTATTATTCTTGGGTCAAGCAGTTGAATATGATGGTACAGCCATGACAAATACCCTTAAAGAGGTTGATAGAGGCAAATTACTTGAAATGCCAGTAAATGAGGATATGCAAATGGGAATGACATTAGGAATGGCTTTAAATGGTCGAGTACCAGTATCAATATTCCCTAGATGGAATTTCTTATTACTAGCATCAAATCAATTAATAAATCATATTGATAAGATAAAAATTATGTCAAATGGTGGTTATACACCAAAAATAATCATTAGGGTATCTATTGGATCACAAAGACCATTACATCCACAGCATCAACATATAGCTGATTTTACAGCAGCATTTAAAGGTATGTGTGATTTCGTAGATATCATTAGACTAGATGAACCAGAACAAATTTTTGAAGCATTTAAATATGCTTATGAACGAACCGATAACCGTCCAACTATTTTAGTTGAATGGGGAGATTATTATTCTGAAAAATAACATGGACTTATTGAATTATGACGAATTTAACATATCTTTATCTAAACTTAAAGATAAGACAATATTAATAACTGGTGCCTCTGGATTAGTTGGATTGCATATGTTATCTTCTTTAAAGAAATCTCAAAAAGAATATAACTTGACAATCTATACATGGACCAGAAATTCAGTAGATATGTTTAATGAAACATTCAATAATTGCACCAAAATTATTGGTGACATAACTGATACAACAACATATCAAACACTACCAAAATTTGATTATATAATACATGCAGCTGGTTATGGTCAGCCATTAGTGTTTTTAGCTGATAAGATTAAGACAATTGAAATCAATACAACAGTAACGATAAAACTACTTGATTTATTAAAAGAAGATGGTACATTCTTATTTATCAGTTCTAGTGAAGTATATAATGGTTTATTTAAGTTTGGTTTAACTGAAGATGAAATAGGATCAACCAATTCTCAACACCCAAGAGCAGCATATATTGATGCTAAAAAATGTGGAGAAGTTATCTGTGATGCTTATCGTGAAAAAGGTAGAAATGTTAAAGTGGCAAGATTAAGCATTGCTTATGGTCCAGGAACTAGGTTAGGTGATACTAGAGTCATAAATTCTTTAATAGATAAAGGACTTAACAATGATCAGATAGAATTAATGGATGATGGATCAGCATTAAGAACTTTTTGTTATATTTCAGATGTTGTTGAAATGTTATGGAACATAACACTAAATGGAAAAGATTTTATTTATAATGTTGGTGGCGTAGATTCATTATCCATATTTGATTTGGCTTCCAAAATAGGATTGTTGTTAGATAAAAAAGTAACAAGACCTATGATTAACAATGAATTAGTTGGTAATCCCAGATTGGTTAACCTATCAATTGATAAATATATAAAAGAATTTGGTGATAAAGAGTTCGTTTCAATGGATTTAGGATTGGCCAACACAATAAAATGGCAAAAACAACTATATAATGAAAGAAATTAAGCTAATTAATAATACTATTGACATGACTGACATATTAAAGTTAGTCAAATGGTTGACAACAAATCCTAGACTAACTAAAGGAGACGTTACTGTTGAATTTGAAAAAGAATGGTCTAAATGGTTAGGTAGAAAATATTCAGTATTTGTAAATTCTGGATCATCAGCCAATTTAGCCATGATATATGCTTTAATGTTATCAGGTAAGTTGAAAAATAATAAAATAATATTACCAGCCGTATCTTGGACTACAACAGTAACACCAGCAATTCATTTAGGTTTAACACCTATCTTATGTGAGTGTGATAAAGAAACACTTGGTCTTGATATTGAACACTTAAAAAAATTAATAAAAGAATATAACCCATCAGTTCTAATGCTGGTACATGTTTTAGCTTTTCCATGTAAAATGAATGAAATAAAACAACTATGTAATGAGCACGATATCATTTTATTAGAAGATTCATGCGAATCAATTGGTTCTACATATAAGGAAGTTAAAACAGGAAACTTCGGATTAATGAGCAGCTTCTCGTTTTATTATGGTCACCACATATCAACAATTGAAGGTGGGATGATATCAACTGATGATAAAGAAATGTATGAACTTCTTCTATCAATTCGTTCACATGGATGGGACCGAGATTTTTCTTCAGAATCACAGAAGATAATTAGAAAAGAAAATAATGTAGATGACTTCAAAGCATTATTTACATTCTATCATCCAGGTTTTAATCTAAGATCAACTGATTTACAAGCATTTATTGGACTTGAACAGATAAAGAAAATAGATAATTTCGCTAAAATTAGAAATGACAACTTCAAATTATATGATTCATTAATAGAAAATAAATATTGGAAAATACAGAATTCTGATGAATGTTATTATTCTAATTTTGCGTATCCAGTAATTACACCTAATTTAAATAAGTTAGTTGAAGAATTAAGGGAAAATAAAATAGAATGCAGACCACTAGTATGCGGTTCAATTGGACAACAACCATTTTGGAAAAAATTATATGGTGAAGTAAACTTGAATTTTGCAAATGAAGTTCACAATTATGGTTTATATCTACCAAACAATCAAGAAATAACAGAAGACGAAATCAGACTAATAAGTAGTATTGTAAATAAACATACAGCAAATGACTAAAATATTAATAACAGGATCAAACGGATTAGTAGGTTCATCAATTAATGGTGATGTAAAAATAGGTAGAGAATATGATTTAAGAAACTATAATGATACTGAAAGAATGTTTCAAGAACATAAGCCAACACATATTATTCATTGTGCTGGTAAGGTTGGTGGATTAGGTGGAAATATGAAGCGAAAAGGTGAATTCTTTTATGATAATATTATGATAAATACAAATGTTATTGAATCAGCAAGAAAAAATGGCGTTGAGAAATTAGTTTGCTTTCTCTCAACATGTATATTTCCAGCTAATGTTGAATATCCGTTGACTGAAGAAAAGATACATCTAGGTAAACCACACTTTACCAATGATGCGTATGCATATGCTAAAAGAATGGCTGATGTTCAAATTAGAGCATATAAAGAACAATATGGATTAAACTATACTTCTGTCATACCAACAAATATCTATGGCATTAATGATAACTTCAATTTAGAAGATGGTCATGTAATTCCGATGTTAATACACAAATGTTATTTGGCAAAGCTTAATAACACTGATCTTGTTATTTGGGGTAGTGGTGAACCATTAAGAGAATTCATATACAATAAAGATGTTGCTAAATTAACTGAATGGGTTTTAAAAGAGTATAATGAATCAGAACCAATCATTCTAAGCAATTCAATTGAAATATCAATTAAAGACATTGTAATAATGATAGCTAAAGAAATGGAGTTTTCAGGTAATATAATATTTGATACAACTAAACCTGATGGTCAATTTAGAAAACCTTCTGACAATAGTAAATTAAAAAAATATCTACCAGACTTTGAATTCACGCCAATAGAAATTGGACTTAAAGAAACAATAAAATGGTTTATTGAAAACTATGAAACAATCAGAAAATAATGAGTAAGGATATTCAATTAATAATTCCGATGTCTGGAATTGGAAAACGTTTTATTGATGCTGGATATACTGATCCTAAACCATTGATAATGGTAGATGGTAAACCAATTATCCAGCATGTCGTAGAATTATTTAAAAATCCAGATGATATTATTTTTATTTGCAATGAAATTCATTTGACAAATACAAAAATGAAAGAAATCTTATTATCTATTTCACCAAAAGCTAAAATCATCTCAGTTTCAAATGATAATAGAAAAGGACCTGTTGATGCTGTAATACAAGCATCTGAATATATTAATACTGAAAAAGAAGTTATTGTCAGTTATTGTGATTATGGCACTGATTGGAATTATGATAGCTTTTTACAAGAGACAAGAGAGCAACAATCTGATGGGGCTATAGCTTGTTATACTGGTTTTCATCCACATATGCTTGGATCAGATAATTATGCGTTTGTCAAGATGGATGGTTCTAAAGCAGTGATAATTCAAGAGAAGAAACCATTTACTAATGATAAGATGTCAGAACTAGCTTCTAATGGAACATATTATTTTAAATCTGGCAAGATACTTAAAAAATATTTCAAAAAACTAATAGATTTAAATCATTCGTTAAACAATGAATTTTATATTAGTCTAGTTTATAATTTATTAATAGAAGATGGTTTGTCAGTATCAACATTCTTAATTGAACACATGCTACAATGGGGAACACCATATGATTTAGAAAATTATAAAGGATGGTCTGATTATTTTAACAATATAAAGATAGAACAGACAATGGCTTTAAATCCACCTAATACTACTCTTATATTACCAATGGCTGGTAAAGGAAGTAGATTCGCTGAAGAAGGTTATGCTTTACCAAAACCATTATTAGATGTTGATGGTGAACCAATGATAATACAAGCTGTTAAGTGTTTACCTATGTCTGATAAAAATATTTTTATTTGTTTGAAAGAACATTCAGAATTCAACATTAAGTCTATATTGGAAAAATCATTCAATAACACATCAATAGTAGAGATAGATAAAACGACTGATGGACAAGCTTGTACTTGTGAAATAGGTATAAAGGAAAAAAATATTGATTTGAATTTACCGATATTAATATCAGCTTGCGATAATGGTGTTTATTACGATCATGAAGAATATCAAAAACTTATTGATGATGAAACAATAGATATAATTGTTTGGTCATTTAGAAATAATCAAGCAAGTAAGACAAATCCTAATGCATATGCTTGGTTAGATGTTGATGAAAATAATCTTATCAAATATGTATCTTGTAAGAAATTTATCTATGATGATCCATTGAAAACCCATGCGATTATTGGAACCATGTTTTTCAGAAAAGGTTGTTATTTTATGGATGGTTTACAAAAAAATTATGATGAAAACATAAGAACAAATGGTGAATTTTATGTTGATGACGTTCTTAATCAAAATATAAAGGATGGGCTTAAAGTCAAGATTTTTGAGGTTAAAAACTACATTTGCTGGGGAACACCTAATGACTATAAAACGTATAATTATTGGAAAGATTATTTTGCTAAAGTGAAAAGATAAGATATTTATAATAAACAGTTACTAAAATATGGGTAAAAGAAAAACAGACATCACTGACGATTCAAAAGAACCAAAAAGTACGAATATCCTGTCAACAATTCATTTAGACATAAAACACAAAAACGAGACTCAAAAGAAGCTCACCCAATCAATTAAAAACAACGATGTTACAATATGTACTGGCCCTGCTGGTACAGGTAAAACACTCCTTAGTGTTTACGAAGCACTTGTTTTATTGAGAAACAATCCAACAATTTATAAAGAAATCAAATTGGTTAAGTCCATAACTCAGCTTAAAAATGAGGAATTGGGTACTTTGCCAGGTGATGAAAAAGATAAGCTTAAGTTTCATATGATGTCTTATTTAGATGCCTTTCACAAGCTTATAGGTGAAGGTCTTACAAATAAACTTATAGATGCTGGTCTTATCAGAATGGAAGTATTTGGAGCAATAAGAGGCCGTTCATTCACCAATGCTATTATTTTAATTGATGAATTTCAAAATATTTCCCATGATAATGCAAAAACATTTTTAACTAGATTTTCAGATAACACTAAAGTTATCGTATTAGGAGATAGTGGCCAAATCGATTTAAAAAACAAGAAAGATAGTTCACTAGAACGATTAGCAAACAAGGTAAAGAATAATCTTATTGAAGGTGTGAACGTTGTTGAATTTAATGAATCTGAAACGGTCAGACACAGACTTACTGGATACTTCATTAATATCTTTAAAGAACCACAAGAAGAACTTCTAAAGAAACCCATCCCACCAAAGTCACAGACGATAAAAGAAGGAGGCAATTGGCCACTTTTTAAAAGAATTCGTAAGTTTTTTTCCTAAATTATTGGTTTTTACTTTACTTATGACTATTTAGCGATAAATTTGCTTTATGAAAATAGGTATAACTATAAACGAGGTTTTACGAGATTTTATTGGGCAATTTATTTATACTTACAACAAGTACGTTGCAGATACTAACATCACTGAGGCTGATGTAACTAATTTCAATTTAATCGAATTCTTTAAGTTTGACGACATCAACAAACTTAACAGCTTCCTATACTTGGAAGCTCCTCTAGAAATCTTTGGTCATGCAGATCAAATGACTGATGGATTAATCAATCATTTCAATGATTTTATGATGAACATGGAAGATGATGGTGAACATCAAATAGAAATTGTAAGTAGAGAAGTTAATAAAGCTATTCCATCTACTTTTTTCTTTTTATCTAAGACTGGTGCAAGAATAAATAATTTACGTTTCGTTAATACATATGAAAAAAAATGGGATGGATTAGATGTGTTGATCACAGCCAATCCAAAAGCATTAGAGTTGAAGCCAGCTGGGAAGATTAGTGTAAAGGTTAAAACACCTTATAATAAAGATATTCCAGCCGATTATGAAATAAATTCGATATTGGATTTTATCAAAGATGAAGAACTCAGAAATAAAATCCTGTCAACAACAATAATAACAACATCATACGAAGAACTTAAATAATATGATAGAATTTGGTGGTGTATTTTACTACATCGATTTAACTGCTTTTGAGAAAACAATTTCACCAATTGGTATAAAGTCTACTGATAAAGTAATTATGACTGAAACAAAAGTAACGAAAGACAAAGATGGTGCAATTATAAGTGAAGAAGTAGTTGAAATGAGCAACGATAGAGGCAAAGAAATTGATGGCCCTAAATACGATGTTCTTAGACTAATGCTAGAAACTGTAATTGATTATGATGAAGAAACAGATGACTCATTAGGTGCAGAAAGAGGATTGTCAAAAACACCTCTATCATTTAAATTAGCGTTCAATACGCTTTATAATTATGGAATTCTAAAAGAAAAAGAATAACGTTAAAACAAACTAACACAAAAATGGAAGAACAAAAAAAACAAATCGAAGAACAATTAACACAAATTAAAAGTGTTCTTGAAAATCTAGAAAATAAAAACTTTACATTATATTTCTTTACCTTGGATACAAAAGGCAATCCAACAGCTGGTATTGCTAATATTTATGAACACGTTAAATTACTTAACGAGTTGGGATATAAAGCATCAATTCTTCATGAAAAGAATGATTATAAACTCATTACTGATGAAAACGGACAAGGAATTTCTGATTGGTTAGGTGAAGAATATGCTGCATTACCTCACATTTCAATTGAAAGCCAAAGCCTTAATGTTGGTCCTGCTGACTTCATTGTTATTCCAGAAATTTTTGCTAATATCATGGATCAAATTAAAGGCTTCCCATGTAAGAAAATTGTCTTCTCACAAAGTTATGATTACTTATTGGAATTGCTACCAATTGGTCGAAGATGGAATGTTGATTATGGTTTTAATGATGTTATTACAACAACACAAAAACAAGCAATTTACTTGAGTAATCTTTTCCCATCAATCAGAACACATATTGTTCCTGTATCTATTCCTAGTTATTTTACTAACAGTAACAAACCTAAGTTACCAATCATTGCCATTCATACAAGAAATCAAGGTGATGCAGCAAAGATTGCCAAGTCATTCTATCTTCAATATCCAATCTATAAATGGATTACATTTAAAGAATTAAGAGGTATTCCTAGAAAGCAATTCGCAACTGAATTAGGCAAGTGTTGTTTAGCTGTTTGGATTGACGATCAATCTGGATTTGGAACTTTCCCATTGGAAGCAATGGAGTGTTCAACACCAGTTATCGGAAAGATGCCAAATATGATTCCAGAATGGATGGAAACCAAAGATGAGAATGGAAACTTAATGATCAGAAAAAATGGTGTCTGGACTAACACAACTCTAAATATACCAGAATTAATTGCTACATATGTTAAAGTATGGTTAGAAGATTCTGTACCTTCAGATTTAATGGAAGGAATTAAAGAGAGCCAAGGAAGTTATTCACCTGAAAAACAAAAAGAAAAATTAGCAGAAGTTTATTTTGGTTTAGTTGAAAATAGAAAACTAGAAATGATTGCTATGATTACTAAATTGGAAGAACAAAATAAATCATTGTCTGAAACTAACGCATAATTATAAAATAATAAAAATAGAAATGAAAGAAAAAACAAAAACTAAATCTATTGCAGACACACTTGTATTTGTGTTTAACATTGATGTTGGTAATATTGATGAAGCAGATGTTCCAGCATTTATTGATAAATTTTATATGGAAAAAAACCCTTTAAAAGACTTTCACGATGTGGTGTCATTGTTTATACCAAATAGAGGTCAAGGATGTAAAATAACAAGATTAAAATAAATTATTTCAGTATTTTTTCCAGATTTATGGTATTTATATAGAAACAAAAATATGGTTATATATAAAACAACAAACCTTCTAAATGGCAAATATTATGTGGGTAAAGATGAAAAAAATTGTTCAGAATATTTGGGTTCTGGTAAAATATTAAAACAATCAATTATTAAACATGGTATTGAAAATTTTAAGAAAGAAATACTTGAGACTTGTTTAACTAAAAAAGAGTTAAATGATAGGGAGATATATTGGATTACTGCATTATCAGCAACAACCTTAGGTTACAACATAAGTGAAGGTGGTACTGGTGGTAGAACAAAATATAGAAAAATTTTTCAATATAATATAAATGGATATTTTATTAAAGAATGGAATTCAGCTGCTGAAGCTAATAAATATTTGAAAATAGATTCTTCTTCAATACTTAAAGTTTGTAAAGGAAAATTAAATAGTTGTGGTGGTTTTATTTGGTCATTTGATAAAAAAGAAAAAATTAATGAATATAAAGACACTAGAACAATTGAAATATTGCAATATGATAAAAATGGTGAATTAATTAAAACATGGCAATCAATAGTTGAAATTAAAAAAGTGTTTAATATCAGTGATAGACATATACAATTAATACTAGACAAACCTAATAAGACAGCAAAAGGGTTTATTTGGTTAAGAAAATCAAATCAAACACAAAGTAAAATAACAATCCCTAAGAGGGAATATATAAAAAAACAAAAAAATGGAAAATAAAATTAAAACAGACATTAGCGTTATATTGCCTGTGCATGAATTGAATGAGGAAACAAAAAAATTATTCGCTAACGCAGTTCTTAGCGTTAAAGAACAAACAGTAACACCAGATGAATTGGTAATTGTTGTACCTAAAGGTAGTGAAGCAGCAACATTCGTTCAATCATTTGATTATGGTGATTTTAAAAATTCAGTTGTTATAGCTGAAAACGAAGGAGCAACAGACTTTTCTGCACAAGTTAATTTTGGTGTCAGTGTATCTAAATCTGAATGGTTTAGTATTCTTGAATTTGATGATGAATACGCTAAGATTTGGTTTAAAAATGTTCTTGAATATAGAAACGCACATCCTGATGTTGGTATCTTTATGCCAATCATTGTTGATGTTGATGCTGCTGGCCAATTCATTGGTTTTACAAATGAAGCAGTATGGGCAAATAGTTTTTCAGACGAATTAGGTATCTTGGATAATAATGGTCTATTGGCATATCAAAACTTCAATATTGATGGACTTGTAATTAAAAAAGAATTGTTCAATCAAATTGGTGGTCTTAAATCAAATATCAAATTAACATTCATCTACGAATTCTTATTGAGAATGACATTCAAATCAGTTAGAGTTATGATCATCCCAAGATTTGGTTACAAACATGTTAACCAAAGACAAGGATCATTATTCGCTCAATACAAAGAAAGTCTTAATCCAATTGAAGCTAGATGGTGGTTATCACAAGCAAAGAAAGAATACTATTTCCCTAAAGATAGACAACTAACATATCAACCAGAAAACGCATAAATGATAACTAAACGAGGACGTAAAAGGAAAAACGAATTGTACTTTGGTCCAGAAGAAGAAGAAGCCGTTATCAAATTCTTAGACTCTAGATGCATCGAAACAGTAGATTTCACCAACAATAAACCTATTACTATCAAACATAAGTTAGGTAAAGATGTTGTTGTAACAGCACACTATATAATTAAAAATGAAAAAGCATACAGTAATGATAATAAATTTTTAACTATAGATATTGACATTGAAACAAGTAACTTTACAGATAATAGTTTTCAAATAACTAGTAGTATTGATATTGCTAATGCCAATGTTGTTATAACAAATGAAATTGAACGTAATTTAGTTTTCAATGAATGGTTAAAAGCACCACTTGATAAGATGATTGAATCTATCATTAGACGCTACAAACTATACAGAAAACGTGAAACGTTTGATGAACTTCATAGTGATACTGTTTCTTTCTTAATGACTAAACTTCATAAATTTGAAGTTGGAAGAGGAAAGAAAGCTTATTCATATTTTGGAACCATAAGCAAGAACTATATTCTTGGTCTTCTTATCAAAGATGAGAAGCACATGAAACAGACTACTTCATATGAAGATATATCTGAGAATATAGAAGAAAGAGAGGATTTAACTTATGTTATTGACTCAGAAACATTCTCAATGGATGATTTCATTAAGAATATTATTAATGGTATTAAAGAGGAATTAAATGATGAAAATCAACCTCCAAAGAAAAAGCTCAGTCAAAACGAAAAGAAAGTTGGTTTTGCTTTAATTGAAATACTTGAAAATTGGGAAAAAATCTTCGAATCAATGAATGGTGGAACCAAATACAATAAAGTATCTGTTCTTGAAACCATGCGAAATTACACCAACCTATCAACTAAAGATATTAGATTGGCTATGAAGCGTTATAAAGAACTCTATGAGTTCTTGAAAAATCATGGTTTGTAGAAAAATTACAATAAAACCTTAAATACAGGTATTTATAGTAAATAGAAATCATGCCAAGAAAAAAGAAACAAGACGTAAAAGTCAACAATACAGATTCATTAGAGGGCCTTATGCAAGAAACCTATAATGATGCTTGTCTACAAATCAACGATGCACAAAAGACCAT